GTGAAGATGTATCGCTCCCGATACTGCCCATCCGGGGCCAGGAATTTGGGAGTCATTGCCATCAGCTACCCCCTTGCGGGCTGTTCAGAAACAAGTTGGTCTGGCCGGGAAGGATGCCAACCGCCTCCGTCCCCAGCATCAGCCCGATGGAACCCATCAGTGCCACCACAGAGGGCACCGTGTAGACAATGCTCAAATGGATTGGGTCGGAAGAGGCATTCCGAACCGTGACGTTGATCATGAAGGTGGTCTGATCCTGTTGGTGTGGGTACACCTCCACGGACATTACGGCGTACAGCCGCTCCTTGTAGGTTACCTCCTGGAATTTCGCCTGCTCAGTCTGGAGCGCCTGGTATTTCGACAGTGCCTTCCGCACATCCTCCGTGATGAGTGTCGCCACCCCGGACACAGCCTTCGAACCAATCCGAGAACGGAGATCCGTCCCGTACCACGGGTGGTACGGATTGGAACCCCTGTCTGTCAGCAGAATTTTGAGCGCCGCCTGGTAGAGCAGATTCTCATTGCCGATCATCAGGCTCTGTCCGGCACCGTCAAAGCGAATGTCATTCTCAACGTGGGTGGCACCACAACGAAGGCAGCGGTTGCCGGGCATTGCATAGGTGACCTTGAAAACCGGGTCGCCTTTTACCGGCTCGGTGAAACGAGGAAACGTCCGGGTGATCTCATTCGGGGGTGTGTACAGCGTCCACGAAGGGTACAACCGGGTTCCCCTGGCCTTCCGCTGATAGGTGTTCACCCCGGCGGCTCCGAACCCCAGAGCCGCAGCGGCAGTGCCACTGACTTGGACGAAGGAGTCCGGGCCAAGAGTGGCTGTGTCCGTGAAGGACAGGTGCCCGTTGTAGGTCTCAGCGCAAGCGACTACCAGCTCGGCTTTCTGAAGGAGCTGGACAACCTGCGCCGCCGTGTATCGGGTCACCTGACGGATGCCAAAGGTGTAGGACCACTCTCCGGCGGAAGTGGTCAGGGTGAGGGTGTCTTCACCTGGAATCAGATCGAACGGCCCGGAGAGGGCGCTCACCAGCACGCCCTGAGAGTACAATCCGGCGTGTGGCACGAAGTACTCGTCATTCACCAACACCCGAACCGTTCCGGCATTGACCACCGGCTGGCGGGTAGCCAAAGAACGGCGATCTGCCCCGAGAAGGACATACTCCTCCACGGTCAAGTGCGGGCAACGCCAGGCCAATTGGAAGTCCTGAGACATCCTATTCCCCCAACAAGTCACAAGAGAGGAGGTATAGGGGAAACACCGCCTAGCACCCCAGCATTGTGCGCCCCTGCTCCGACGCCACGTCCTCGAAGGTGAACTTCAGGAAATCGATCTGGCTATCGAGGGCGCTGAAGGAGGTGACCCGTCCGGCATCATCCGTGTCGTAGAGCAGCCGGTACATGTCCTGGATGACATTCTGCACCATCAGAGACTCGTCAAACCGAGTGGGGTCCAATGGCCCCACTCCGTCCAAGGCACCTCCGAATGCCTGCACCAGCACATCGTCCCGCTCCTGGGTGAGCTGCTCACGAAGGTCACAGAGCTTGACGATTTGCCACTCCAGGTTCTGCAGTTCCTTCAGATCCTGATTTGCCCACTCCCGGATCTGGCGCATCGATTTGACCACACCCTCGTGGTCGAAAGCACCGGGATCAGTGCGTCCACCCTGCCGTGCTGGGAAGTAGGCGTCGGTTTCCAGGTATCCTCCAGGATGACCACTCCAGCCTGGATCTTGGTCCGTGGACAAAGGCTCATTGGGGGCGGCGGACTTGGGTGCCACCACACCACCGTGTGGGTACTCCTCTGCCACCTTGGCCTCTTGCTGGGGTCCGCCTTCCAGCATTGCGGTTGACTCGGGGTAGGTGAATGGAGAGATGCTCAGCGGGTCGCCCCCACGAGCAACATAAGCTCGGAACAGTCGCCCCAACGATGACCCAGGCGTGACGTAGAGCCCGGTGCGGTTCTCGGTGCGCCGGGTCTCTCCGTTGACCTCGACCGCCTGATACTCGACCTTGACCACACCAATGCGCTCAACCTCGGCGTTGATGACACTGATGCGTTTGGACACGTCCCGCCGATTTCGTAGCAGCCAGCTTGAGTAGGCTCGAAAATACCCGACCGGCCACACGCTGAGTTTCGAGAAGCTGGACACGGTGTACCCCTACAGCACGTCCGGGACAACGGGGTCAGGCGGCACCACGGGCACACCGTCGATCCCCTGTACCGTCGCCGGATCTTGTCCCATAAACCCAGAAGGACTCCCGCCTGGGTCGGACTTCCAGAAAGCCAACAGAAGGTCAAGCAAAGCAAAGCTCGGGAACAGGGGCACCACCACAGCGACACCTGCCCCGTAGGCCAATGGGGAGTCACTGGGCTTGTTCTCCGCCTGCACCAGGTCCGCCAACACACCCCCTGTCCCGTTCGAGATCAAAGTCAGCGCCGAACACTTGGGGATCTGGAACATGAACCCCAGGATGGACTGGATGAGCGAGTTGATCCGGCGGATCAACTGCTGCAGCTCCACAATCCGAGCCTCGATGTACTCGATGTACTTCTTGATGGTGTCGATGATGGACTGGAGGGATGCCCGGATGGCCTCCATCCAGTTGGCCAGGGTGGCGAAGAAGTCCTCAAGCCCCGGCATCGTGTCGAACCACCGGATGTAGATCCAGTCCCCATCAGACAGCGAACGACGAATGGCCGCCCCTGCTACCCGAAGTGCCAAGGAAGCCTGCTGGAGTATGCTGCCCTTGTCCGCCTGCTGACCAGTTTGCAGGTCTGACTTCACGAACAGTCCCCGGCAGTAGTAGACTCGAAGGGGCGAGGTGTCTCCGTAGAAGAAGACGGGGGAATTGTCAGCAGAGCCCGCCAGTACCTTCTGCGTGGAGGCAGTCTCCAGTTGGGTTGCCCAGTCAACGGGCACATTGAGGACAACCAGGTTGCCACTCTCATCCCGGCTGACACATTTCTCGTAGATCGCCCGGAGCCCTGTGGGGGTGCTGTCCAAAAAGGACTGAAGCAGTTCCTCAGAGTCAAACACATTGTAGTAGATAATGGACTCTTCCCAGCGGGGGCTCAATCGATCCACATAACCAGCCTGCATCTGGGGGTCACGATCCTGGGTGACGTCGGGGTTCCCGGTAATCGTCGCACCCATCTCGTCGTGGCCACCGACGGCGGACGTGGGGTTACGGGCGATCCCGAAATTCAATGAGGGCTCACCCAGGGACTGCCAGAGGGTGGCGTCCTGCATGTACTTCGGCAGCGTTGTGTCATTTGCCAACAGTGTCGTGTCCTCGGGGTGGGCAGCCTTCAGAATCTGACCCCAAGTGACTTCACGGAGGTACTTCGTCTGGGACACGACGAAAGCCTCCACGTCCGGCATCGGGCCAGTCTTGCTGTAGATGTCGTGGGCGGCCAGCGTGATCCGCTCGAACAGATCCTGGCGGAAAGTCATCGGGGCAGTGTCTTTCACTTTCAGCGCTTCGGCATAGGTGGTCTTCTGATCATAGACCACCCCTGTCAGATGCTTGACGCTTTCCAGCCCGCACCGCCCCAAAGCAACCCCTTCCGTGATCCAGATGCTCTTCTTGATATTCTCCAGTGTCTCCGTGCTTACCGTCCCCTCCAGCAGATCCACGGGCTGGAGATCGGGACGCACCAACACCAGCACCAGAAGGGCAGTCCGGAGCACCAGAAGGTATTTCTCCGTGTTGGCATTGGCGAACACGATCTGCTGGGGGGCACTGAACTCCCCGATCTGGGCAGGGGTATTACCTTCAGTACCCTGGACGCCCACCATGATAGGCTGTCCGGTCACGGCCTTGGTTCCCGAAAGGAACTCGTACTTGAAGCTCCCGGAAGAAGCCACGGACTTGGCGCAGGGTGCAACCCGGACATAGAGGGTGGAGGCGGGGCCGTCCTCGTGCAGCTCCAACTGTCCGTCGGTGTTCACGACGAAATGCGCCGCTCGGGGCATCTCCTTCCTGTCAAGAAGGATCGAGTACCCCCCTGTGGCGAAGGCAGCACCCACCGCTGCCGGAGAGACAAAGAATGTCCGCTGGACGTAGAACTTGGGAAGGGCCTGACCGGTCACCACCGTCTGGTGCTCTTTCGGCACGATGATGAATGGGCTCGCTGTTTTCCACTGGAGCAAATCAATCGGCACAGGTGGCCGGGAGGAACCCAGCAGCCCATAGACTCGGGTGTGCCCGTCCTGCAGAACTCCGTCGACAACCCCGGCATTGAAAGTGAGGTCTCCAGGAATGGCCGCCAGCATCTCTGCACCGCCGTGCAGGATGAAGGGCCTTCCGTCGGACATCATCACTGCCCCATACTCCCGAGGCTGCGCTTTGATCGTCTGCCCCGGCACTTCCTTCTTGGTCTGGTCCCCCTGTGGGCGGTCGTAGACGATGGGGATGCCTTCAGGCACGGTGGACACCGTGACCACGAAACCACCCGGAGGGATGGACACAGGAGGCAGGAACTCGCTGCCCTTGATGGCTGCGTCCATCTTCCACTTCACCAGCGCCATCGCTGGCGGGGTGGGATTCTTCGTGAAGAAGCTCCCCAGGTCACCGAAGTTGAACAGGTTGGCTGCGGAAGCCCCATACAGAACCTCTGTGATGACGCACGCCGGGTAGGGGCTGTCGATTTTGGGGAACTGTTTGAAGTAGGCGACGAGTGCACGAATGGTACGAATCAAACGATCCCACTCACTCAAGTCCACCGAGACGTAGAAGAACAGACTGAGGACAGTCGTGGCACCCGACACATCCGGGCGGGTTGGATCAGTTCTGTCCGTGAGCCGGGCAATCATCCTTCGTTCATATTCCTGGAAGCCCCCCTTCAGTGAGTCGGGGTCAGCCAGCATGTTCCAGTCCCCAGTGATGTAGAGCCCGAGCTGTCGGAGATCTCGGAGAAGTCGGTTGATCTCATCGAGAAGCGCCTGCACCAGGGCGACAATGGGGTCCAGGAAGCCCACAAGAAAGGTTTTGACGAAGTTCAGTGCCACCAGAACGACATCCAGAACGGCAACCATCCACTCCGCAATGCTGTTGATGGCATTGCGGGTATCCTCCAGGAAGTCCGGGATCTCGAAGGTCAGTGTGCCCCAGGAATTCGCCATCAGGAACCCCCACCGTGCTTCAACCTGGCCAACTGCTCGTGCAGGCTGGCCAGCGCTGCTTGATCTTGTGCAACCAGAGTTTCCAGGAGACCCCGGAGCTTGAGTAGTGCCTCGGCTTGGCGCTGCACCAGTGCCGGTTGGACGGCATGTGGCTCCACCCCAGCCCAGCCACCCGCTTTCACCCCGGCCTGATCCAGCAGCTCATGCAGCGTTTTCTCGGCGTCGCTCATACCTTCTCCATTGAACCCTTCAGCAACAGGTACTGCTCCTGTGCCTTCAGCCGCTCCGGCAGCTCCTTGTCAAAACGTGCGATGGATGCCAGTGTCCCCAGCGCTTTGTGCGTTCGGTAAGCCAACCAGACGTACCGCACATCTCGAAGTCGCTCGGTGGTGTTCAGCACCTCATCCACCCTGTCCGGCAATACGGGACGCACAAGGCTCCCCAGCGCAGTTGAGAACTCAGTGTAGGTTGGCTCGCCAGGGATTGCCCGCCGCATCCCCACCCCACTACCTGCATCATACGTCAGGGAGTCCAATTGTTCGTCCAGAATCCAGAACCGACGGTCCAGCAGTGACAGGCAGGATGTGTTATTGGCGTAGGGCATCACGGCCACCCGCCCCACCACGGAGTACAGGTAGAGGTTGGACGCCACCCCCAACCCCAACTCGGGATCGGTGGGGCTTCCCACGTCATAGAGGTGCTTGTCCCGCTGGAAAATGAAGTAGCTGCCAGACTTCCAACGGCCAATCCGGTTGATCAGCTCAATGAGGGACAGCATCCGTTCCCGCACCATCAGCACCAGGTCAATGGTCTCGTCCTGGAAAACCTGACTGGGACGGATGACCCGGTAGGAGAAGGGTCGAATGGAATGTTTGTTGAGCCCGTCCGGGTACAGCTTGAAGGAACCCGTCACCGGGTTTCGCACCCGAGTGGGGCGGAGATCCATCTGCCCTTCCTGTCCACCAACTGCCAGGGTGGAGGCGTTGATTGTCGGGTACACGGCGTAGGCACGGGTGTTGTCTGTCGGGTCAAAGACCACCGGGGTTGCGGCCAGCCCCGAGTAGTCCGTCACGGGGTCGACCAGCAGGTACGGAGGATCGTCCGTGTCTACCACCTGCAGCACCCGATAGAAGCCCCTGTTGTCATCCAGGGGACTGGGCAGCCCAGGGGTGTAGACGGGGACGCCCAGTGAATCCACCCGGCCTGGGG